GGTGACGGTTGCCCCGCCGACAAGATCCGCGAAATCAGGCGTGACCCGCCGCATCTTCTTGAGGTTGCCGCCATCACCGAGATCGATATAACCGCTCTCGACGTGCCAGGTGATCGCGTCGCCGCCGTCGGTATCTCCGCGCTCTTGAAGATAGACCGTCCCGTCGGTGTGGATGCCCATCGGGTATTGCAGAACGCCGCGATCAACCCAGGCGGAAATGTCATACGTGCCGATCGACCAATGGTTTTCCTTGTAGTTGTAAATCAGGTAGGAATCGCACTCGTTCGACGCCCCCGGATAAAACCACCAGATTTCATTCCAGCGCCCGTTGACACCGCCAAAAATCAATTCCTCTTGGACATTCGCGAGCCGGTCAAAGAACCACTCGCGCACAGGACATTGAATCTCTTGCGGCGCGCCGCCCTGCCAGACAAAGAATTTCCGACTGGTGGAGAGCCAATATACCGCGCCGGTATCCCCGACCCTGACCGCCGCGTTAGAGCCAATCAGACCGCATCCGGTGCCCGCGAGGTCGAAGCCAAAAACAAAGGTGGTGTCTTGCAAATACCGCATTTGATACATCGCGGTGTCAGTCCAGATCACGTTCACGAACGGCATCGCCATGCCGCGAACAATGCGCGAGCCCTCGGCAAGCTTAAAATCGCCCGCCGTGTTCGTCGCCGCCGGGGTCCAGTCACCGTTGGTGAATCCCCCCTCTTGAAGCGCCCAGGCAACCAACATCGGATCTTGCGTGGACGTGGCGGCGTCCTCGGACCCGAGAGTGACCAGGAACCGTTCCGGCGTCATGAAGTGACTGAGAGACTGTTGCGGGGCGTCCGTCGCGGAAATCGCCGCCGCGTTTTGGCTCAGGTTGTTCTGCCAACGATACAACTGAGATTCGCGGTAATTGGCCACCATGTTTTGGCCGTAATTCGACAAGTGCCAAATCCGCGCGCGAAGGTCGCTTTCGGTCGATGACCGCGAATAATACCCCGTCGAATAGGTGCCGGTTCCATAGCCCGCTTGGGTGACGCCGTACTCCCGCCCAATGTTCAATTCGTGGTAATATTTGGCAACCCCGCCCGCCGCCGATGCCGTGGAATCCGCCGCCGATCTTGCCGTGAAAACGAAGGTGTTGGCATCCGTAACGGACGCGACCGGGTATTCGTAATGATAGGTGTAAGTCGGCGTGCCGCCCCCCGTTGCCGAACTGGTCGCGACGGTATCGACATGAATGAGATAGGAGTTGGCGTTGAGAACATAAACCCGATGGGCCTTGTCAATATCGCCGGTCCCAACTCCGCCGACCGCCGATGAGCTTGCCAATGTCGCGTACTCGCCCCGCGTCAACCCATGCGCGGTGTGGTTCACAATCATGAACCGGGAATTTTGGATCGTCTCAAGCAATCCAGATCCCAGCGTGCCGGAATCGCCAATCGTCAACCCGCCGACCGTGCTCGCGCATTGCAAATAAATCGCATCGCCAACCGTCACCCCGTGGGATGTATGGTCAACGGTGACCGAGGTTGACCCGCCGACCGTTGACATCCGGCTGGTAATCTCGCCATTGGCGCGGGACGGGGTGACATCCCACACCCGGGCGTCGTGATAGACATAGAGCTTTTTGTGGGTGCCGATGCCGACGAGCTTCTGCCCCTCGTTATCTTCCCATGCGTGAACCGACCGGCCCTTGCCGGAAATCGTATCTTGCGTCGCCTTTTCCTGGCCGCCGATGACTTGCGGCAACCCTTCCCCGTTGACGACGCGAAAGCGCACCTTGTCCGCGTCGGTGTACGCGGCCTCGGAAGACAGTTCTGAGTTGTCTTTGATGACGCCGGGGCGAAGGCGCGGGGCGAAATTCACCATTACGCGGGCCAACCAGAATTGATGTCGATTGCGTCAAGCGCCGTCTGATCCGCCGCCGCTTCGATTGCCGCCTTCAGGGTCCAATACCTTAGCCGCATCCCAAGACCATAGGCCCGGGCGGCCTTGAAAAACGCCTTCACTTCATCGTCGGTCATCGCAACCATTTCATTGGAATCGTCTCGCCAAGCGCCGCCATGGGCGTTGGTATCGCCAATCCCGAACGCGGCGGCAATGGATGTCATGTCGCTCTGCGCCGGGGTGTCGATTTGATAGGTGTGAGCAACCCCGCCCGGGACGGTATATGAAAATCCAGTGGCAAACTTCGCCTTCAACAACGCCGCCAGGTCCGTTTGCTTGACGATCTTTTTCTTGGCCAAGACCGACGCCAATTCGCCCGCATCCAAGGCCGACGTGACCCATCCGGCCCCGTCCCACGAGACTTTGTGCGTGTCGGGGTCGAACGCCGGCAAGTCCCCCGCGGCGACAAAGCCGAGCGCCCCCAATTTAGCGGCGGACATCTCGTCTAGGGCCGTGTAATTCGTCCCATCGGACGCGAGGTACGACTTTGGCAACGGGTTGGGATAACCGCCGTTGTGAGAATATAAGGCCATATCGCCCCCTATACGCCGTATTTCGTTTCAAGAACCGCGCTCGCGGCGGTCAAGGCCGTGGAGCCGATTGCGGCGTTCCACATGATAACATCGCCCACCCTAGTACCTGTATTGAGCGGTGAGTTTGATGCAACGCCGTTCGCGCCGCCGATTGATAGGGTCGTCGGGTTATTCGTCGTCGGACTGGTATAGGTTGAGGTGAAAGAATCCGTTGACCCGTCGACAATGAAGTGTCCCGCCGCCGTGGCCTCATCAACGGAAATGCCGATGATGTGCCAACCCGCTGCCATCGCACCACTTGTATGGGTTTTGGAAACAGCAATACCCGACGCATTCCAGACAAACAATTCCGGCGTGTTCCACCCGACGTCGTTGATCCGAAGTTGTACCCCGTCACGCGATGACGCGTTTTGCGTCCCGAATAGGTGCTGAGACGCTGCTCCCCCTGTAGCATGGTAGTAGGCGATCAGGAACGAAAACGCCGCATTGTCCTTGGCCAGGGACTGCAAAAATGTCGTCGGTGTAGCGGCGAGGCGGAATATTGCGCTGCCATCAAAGCCAAGATATTCACCCGACGAAGCATCGCCGGGGGTGCCGGTGTACGACGGAGGGTTCAAGTCCGCAAGGTTCTCGCCCAGGACCATTTCGTAATGATTGGCGTAAGCCCCGGACGCCGGGGAAACCACCGCGTTTCCGTACAACCGGCCCTTCCCGGTTTGATACGATAAAAGATACCCGGGCAACCATGCCGCCTCGAGGTTATCGGTAGCGCCGAGCGTCGCGAGAAACGTCGTCGCGGCATCGGTGGTCCCGCCGCCGATGGTGCCGTCGCCAACGTGTTTGAGCGGGCTATCCGCGAAAGATCCGCCCTTGATATAGGAGCGGGTCATTATCCGAGCACCGTGTAGTTAACCCACACATCCAAGTCGTTGGCGGCGGATGCTTGGAAAACGAGGCTTTCGTTTTCCTTCAGCGTGAAATTCATCGTGGCGTCGATTGCAACGAATGAATTTTGCGCCGCCACGCTGATGTTATGATAGCCGCCCAAGCTGGACCCGGCGACCACATCGGCCCCAATCGCCGCTTGCGCCAAGCCAACATCGGAATTCATCGGCGTGCCGTCTTGGTCGTATTTCTTCAACTGGAACGTCGCGTCGTTGGACCCGTCCGAGTTATGGACAATGCATGACGTGACGAGGATTTCCTTGTTGCTTGACGCGGTGTTGCCAAGGATGTTCTCGTTCGTTGTCGCGGTTGAAACCGGGATGGACGCCGTATAGCGCGCAATCGGGGTGGAACCGTTCAAGGTGGGTGCGGCCATTAGATCATTCCCATCATCATCATGTGGTGCATTGTGTGGTTGGACACGGTTTGAACAACGCTAGTATCAATCGCCGCCGTGAATGTCTCGTCCGCGCCGTCGTTGTTCTCGGTCAACGTGATGCCCGAGCCCGCCACCAGCGCTCCGTTGAGGTACTGAGCGGTTGTGTCGTTGGCCGAAACCAGAACCGCCCCCGTTGAGGCCGGCACCCCCGCCGAGGCAATGGCGGTGTTCATTTGGCCGACGTTCACGCCGTCCGTTGACGCCGTGCCGGTCGCAAGCGCGGTGATTTTCTGCGAACCCATCGAAACCGAACTGGTCGGGGCACCGAGATCATCAAGGTTAATCGGGCCGGTCGCGTAGCAATCGGTCCCGTCGCAAATGATGCTGACGCCCTGGCCCGTCGCCAGGGTGATGGTTTCAGCGCCGCCGGATGTTTTGATGGTCGCGGTTTGGCCGGATTTATTGTGAACCAGAAACCGGCTTTGCGCGCTCGCAACGGTCATCACAAACGCCGCCGATGGCGTGCCGGTGAGAATGTGCCCGATGGCCCGCTGTTGGTTTGATGCGTTGTTCGTGGTGGTAAGGGTAAAGTTGCCCGTCACCGTATGCGTGATGACCCGGTGGATGCCTTCAGCAAACAATTGAAACGCCTGATTAAGGCCGGACGTGGAATCATCGCCCCAGGTGTTGAGAAGGTCGCCCGCGTCATTGTACGGGTATGTGCCATAGGTTGTTTGATTTACACTCATAACCGCACCTCATTTAAATAGGCGAATTCGCCCCAAGCCGATTGGGCCGCTGAGTTGTACGCAAGAGCCGCGTCGCCCTCGTCATCGAAGCCCCCTAGGCACTTTTGCTTGCCCCTCACCGAAAGCGCGGCCACCCACTTGCCCCTTGCGGTGCTCCAGAAGACGCCTTTGTGTTCGCTTGTCGGGGCCGATTTACCGCTCGGGGCGTTCTGTCTGTTTTGATATGGCGTCGCTAAACGTAAATTTTCTATTCTATTGTCGGATCTATTTCTGTTGATGTGATCAATATGAAGCCCGTTAGGGATTTCACCAAAATGCATTTCCCACACAACCCTATGCTCCATGTGGGTTTGTTTTTTATACTTGACGTGTCGATAACCTCTCCCCGCGTTACTCCCCGCCCGCGCACCAATTTGAACGCAGTTAGCCGTGCGCTCCCGCCAGTAGAGATTGCCGTTTTTATACGTTAAAACGTCGTTCCAATTTTTCATCGCCTCACCAACTAAGATACCGTCGCTCCGTCGCTAACGCGCTTCCAGTTCGTCCCGTCGCTCGTGGCGAGCGTCCGACCGCCGGCCTCATCCGTCACGATGACCACGCTATTGAAATGCGTCGTCGCGCTCGGAAGCGTCGCCACCGTGTAGGCCGCGACTTTCGGGATCTGGCCTAGCGAGAATTTGCTGTTTTCAAGGTTCTGAAGCTTGGGGGTGAGAACCTGGATCACGGACCACGCCCATTGCTCCCAGGCCTTGCCAGTCGGGGCCGGGATCATACGACCACCACGTCAAGCTGAGTCTTGATCGGCGAACCACTGTAGATCGCCCGCGCGCTTTCACCTTTCAACGCCCCGACCGCCCTGTCATAGAGGCCAATCCACACTTGGAGCCGCGCGTCATCTTCAAGATACGGCGCGGAATGCACCAGGGAGCCGTAGAGGTAGACATCCGGGTAATTGGTCAAAAGCCAATTCGTGTCCGCGTCGTCCGCCAACGCCGTTAGAGCCTGG